GTACTAGGCAAATGGCAAGGAACAAAAGACGAAGAAGACGCATTAAATTCGGCGTTGCTCAGAAGGGATGTTACATATGATGATTTTACGGAAGAAGCAGGATGGCTACCACCCCCAGACGAAGATTCAGAAACGAATTCATAAACTCCCTACTTCTGAATTAATTGCTTGGTCTGAAAATGCTTTGTTTGTTATTGGACGAGATTTAACCTCCTGGATGAGGAGTAATGACAAGGCACTTTTAGACGAAGTTGAAGTAGGTGCAGAAGCCCTTTACGAAATAGTTCAAGAACTTAAACGTCGGGCTTAAAGTTATGTTATGCTTATGGTTGTCTCCCTCTCTCAGACGCGGGCAGCCCACCACTGGTGGGCTTTCCTGTTTAAGGCACTATGAAACCAATTGATTTTGATGATGAACAGTTTGAGGAAATTACACCCGAACTGTATGCAACTGATGAGGAAGAAGAGCAACTTCCTCCTGAAGAAGATGAATTAGATGAACTGTCACAACAGTTTGTTGCAAAACTAATTGACAAAATTCTTGACTTCTTAAAAGTGTTAGTTGGTCATGACCTTCACCCATATCAAAAACCATTAGCACGTCGCATTATTGAATCCGTCATTATTAACGACGGTGAAGAAATAACAGCACTTGCAGCACGTCAGTCAGGCAAATCAGAAACAGTTGCTGACACTGTTGCAACTTTGATGATTCTTTTACCAAGACTTGCAAAACTTTACCCAGACCTTCTTGGTAAATACAAAGACGGTTTGTGGGTTGGATTGTTTGCTCCAACAGAGGGTCAGGCTGAAACATTATTTGGCAGAACAGTTACTCGTTTAACTTCTGAACGTGCTTTAGAAGTATTGGGTGACCCTGAAATTGATGACTCTGCTGCTCGTATTGGTGGAGTTACACGCATGATTAAACTAAAGAAATCAGGGTCTACTATCACAATGATGACGGCAAACCCTCGTGCAAAAATTGAATCTAAATCTTTCCATTTAATTGTTATTGATGAGTGTCAGGAGGCAGACGACTTTGTTGTATCAAAATCTATTAGCCCTATGCTTGCTTACTATGCAGGAACTATGGTTAAGACAGGCACTCCAACTACAAGTAAAAACAACTTTTATCGTGCCATCCAATTAAACAAACGCAGACAAACAACACGTGGTGCAAGACAGAACCACTATCAGTGGGATTATAAAGAAGTGTCTAAGTACAACGAGAATTATGAGAAATTCATTAAGAAAGAAAAACTTCGTATTGGCGAAGACTCTGATGAGTTCCAAATGTCTTATTGCTGCAAATGGTTACTTGAAAGAGGTATGTTTGTTACTTCAGGAATTATGGACGAATTGGGAGACACTTCTCAAGAAATCGTTAAGGTATGGCATAAAACTCCAGTAGTCGTAGGTATTGACCCTGCACGTAAACTTGACTCGACTGTTGTAACTGTTGTGTGGGTTGATTGGGACAGACCAGACGAGTTTGGTTATTTCGAACATCGAATCTTAAATTGGCTTGAAATTCAAGGAGACGATTGGGAAGAACAGTATTTCCAAATAGTTAACTTTTTGTCTAACTACGACGTACTTGCAGTTGGTGTAGACGCTAACGGTGTTGGTGACGCTGTTGCTCAACGTTTAAAGATTCTTCTGCCAAGAGCAGAAGTAGCATCAATTACTTCTAGCCCAACAGAACAGTCCCAGCGTTGGAAACACTTACAGGCTCTAATTCAACGACGAATGATTGGATTCCCTGCCCACGCTAAGACAAGAAGACTCAGAACTTGGAAACGGTTTTACCAGCAGATGGTTGACGCTGAAGTTCAGTACAAGGGTCCAAACTTCCTAGTTTCGGCTCCAGACGAGTCTTATGCCCACGATGACTACGTAGACTCCTTGGCTATCGCCTGTTCTTTGACAAAAGATTTAGTTATGCCAGAGGTTGTGCTGTCAAGTAGCCCATTCTTCGGTAACAATTAGATATGAGTTAAACGGTACGAAATCTAAGATATCCGTCAAACTCATACCAGGAATAGGCCGTTCCCACTAAACAGTTTAGGAGTCATTAATGACACTAGGACCAAACCCTCAATTCCCTGAAAAGGGTGCTCATGTATATGAGATGAAAGCAGCAGGAAACGCAACTCGTCGTGGCCCGCTACGCTTCGAAGAAGGAATCGCAACTGACACTGATGTGCCAAACGATTTCCAAAAAGGCATTATGAATGGATACGCTGCTGCTGCAGGTCGTCCAAACCGCAATGCTCCAGTACACACAAAGACTGCTGCAGAGACAATGAGCGAACGTGCTCATGTTGGTTCTGCTGCTTGGACCGAGGCTCCAACCTTCTTGTCTGAGTTCTCTCACGGTTCATTCACCGATTACGCAGAACAAAAAGTTGAAGTCGTTGCTCGCTCTGGTGGACGCACACAACGTGTTGCTCCAACCGTAGTAAACGACTAATTACCTCGTAGAACTTTGACACCCCCAAGGTATATGCTTGGGGGGTTAAAGGTGTAAAGGATTAAAAGTGGCTGAAAAACCTGCTAACGAAAAACTTTGGGCAATGATTATTGCTCAAGCGAAAGCAAAGTTTTCAACGTACCCAAATCCTGCTGCTAGTCATTGGGTTCACACCAAATATGAGCAGTCAGGTGGTAAGTTCATAGACACGAGTAATCCTGTTTATCAAAAACAAGTGCTTCAAAAGAAGCAATTTGAAAAGCAACAAGAAGGCCGTTCCACAGTAAAGTTAGCCAAAAAGAAAAAGGGTGGCAGAAAACGTGATGAGAAGTAGAGGCTTTGAATGAGTTTTGTTGACTTCTCACCTCCGAGTTATAGAGCAGCGTCTTCTGATTTAACTATCTCCATTTCTCCGTTAGGTCTTGTAGAACTTGCGGATGAAGAATTTGAAGTACACGGTCCTCGCTTAAATCGTTATTCACTTAACTGGGCTATGTATCTTGGTCACCATTGGGGTTATCGTCGTGAACAAGGCGAAATGCAAATCTCTGTTAACTATTACAGAGCATTTAATGATTATTTAGCACGTTTTACTTTTGGTAAAGGAATTCACTTTAGAAGTCCAAAAGCAACAGAAGCAATCGTTCCAGACCGTTTACAAAGAGTTTGGGAAGTTGATAACGACAAGATGCGTGTGCTTCTTGAAATGGCACAACAAGGCGGTATTACAGGAGATTGCTTCGTAAAAGTTGCTTATGAAGAGCCTTGGACTGATGCTATTGGTCGTCTACACCCAGGCAAGGTACGCATCCTCCCACTTAACTCTTCATTTGCTTTCCCAGAGTTCCATCCACATGACAGAAACCGTTTGCTTCGTTTTAAGCAAAAATATCGTTTTTGGGGAACTTCTTTAGAAGGTACACGCCAAGTATTTACTTACACAGAAATACTTACCGATGACATCATCGAAGAATACATAAACGATGAACTAATTGATTCTCGTCCAAATCCTTTGGGAGTTATTCCAGTAGTTCATATTCCAAACATTCCAGTTGCAGGTTCTCCATGGGGATTATCTGACTGTCATGACATCATCACTATTAACCGCTCCTACAACGAAATCTCAACAGACGTTGCAGACATCATCAACTATCACGCTGCTCCTGTAACAGTTATCGTTGGAGCAAAGGCTTCTAACCTTGAAAAAGGACCTAAGAAAGTCTGGGGCGGTCTTCCAAAAGATTCTCAAGTATTTAACCTAGAAGGCGGAGCATCAGGCATTGATGGTGCATTGAAATACCTAGAACTTCTAAAGAGGTCTATGCACGAAATGATGAACATTCCAGAGTCTGCTCTTGGACAAGTTCAGCCTATTTCAAATACATCAGGTGTTGCTCTTTCTATCCAGTACCAGCCTCTCATGAACCGTTGGTCACAGAAAGTGGCTCAGTACGGTGCAGGTATTGAAAAAATTAATGAATTAGTAATGCTAAATCTTGCTATTAAAGAACCACAAACACTTATTTACAACCCTGAAGAAGACGGGCCAATTAAAGACGGTCAATACAATCGTTTAGACCCAAATGACCCTCTTACTTACCAAAACTATGTTCAATTCCCACCACCACTTCCATTAGACAAACTTATTGTTCTTAATGAAATCCAAACTAAACTTGGCATGGGTCTTGAGTCTAAAGAAGGTGCACTACGTACTTTGGGCGAGGAGTTCCCAGAAGAGAAACTACAAGAGATTCGCTCAGAACTTATGGAAGAAGCCAAGTCTGACGGAGCCCTACAACTCTTGAAGATTCAAATCCAAAAGGAGATTCAAGACATGACTGGCATGATGCCAGGTCCTGACGGAAACTCCGCTATTCCTTTACAACCTACTCAACTAGCCGATGGCGACATTATGGGTGATGGAATCGGAGGACAGCCAACGCCAGAAAACGTGGCTGACCCAATGATTCAAGAAGGAATGATGGCTGAAGCACAGGCTGAGGCTGAAATAAGAAACCGTCTAGTAACTGAAGCCTATGGAACCAAGATTCCGCAGAGAAGAGCAGTTGATAGAGACAACTAAGAATTCAGATGACATCATCTGACTATAGCCTGACAAAAGTGTATTTATAGTATGCAATTATCAGGTAAGACGTGTGGCAAGCGGGTAAAACCGCAATTCGGACAACGATAAAGAAATGAGTATGTGAACCCTAATGGAAAACAACGAAACAGTTACTGAAACAGTAGCAACCGAGGCTGCAATTCCCCTCATGGAAAGCACTTCGTCGGAGGTAGAAACAGTGGATAACACTTTTGCATTTTCGCAGGACGACATTGTTCGTGCTCGTGAGCAAGAGAAAGCCAAACTCTACCCACAACTTGAAAAGTTGAAAGATGAACTTGCAACCCTGAAGAAGGAGCGTGATGAGCGTGTGGCTGAAGAAGAGCGTATGCGTCAGGCTGCTGAAGCAGAACAACAAAAGAAGTTAGAAGAAGAGATGGATGTTCGTGAACTTCTTACAAAGAAGGAACAAGAATTCCAGGCTCAACTAGAAGCAGAACGTCTCGAACGAGAAAGAGCGTTTGCACTTCTAGAGCAAGAACGTCAATTCCAAGAATTGATGCAATACCGTCAACAAAGGCTAGAAGCAGAGCGTGAGAACATCATTCCTGAACTTGTAGATTTGATTGAAGGAAACAACCGCGATGAAATCGAGCAGAGCATCGCAAGTTTGAAAGAAAAATCTGCTCGGATTCTCGACTCAGCAGCACAAGCAATGTCTAGTGCTCGCAGAGAAATGGCTGGGGCAAGAGTAACTGCACCAGCATCAGGACCTCTCGATAACGATACGGAACAACGTTCGTACTCTCCCGATTCAATTCGGGAAATGTCACTGGCAGACTATGCGAAGAACAGAGCCAAGTTACTTGGCGACGCAACAAACAATCGCGGTCGGGGACTGTTCGGGTAAGCCCAAACAATTAACCATCTAACAGGAAAGGACTGATTCCAAAATGGCATCAGCAATTACTGGCACAAGTGAATTGGCAGGAGCACCTACCGCTTATTCAGGTAGCAACTCATCCCTTTCACAAGCCATCCAGACCATCTGGTCAAAGGAAATCCTGTTCCAAGCGATGCCAATTCTTCGCTTTGAACAATTCGCAGTAAAGAAGACCGAACTTGGTGTTGCACCAGGACTTCGTGTCAACTTCCTCCGCTACAAGAACTTTGCGGTAGACCCAACACCTCTAACTGAAGGTGTACGTCTAACCACAAACGCTCTTACAGCAGAACAAATTGCAATTACCGTTGCTGAACACGGCTACGCAGTTGCAGTTTCTGAATTGCTATTGAACGCATCATTCGACGATGTAATGGCATCTGCCTCACGTCTTCTTGGTCGTCAAATGGCTCAATACCTTGATGTACAAGCACGTAACACACTAGGTGCTGCAACTTCTGCAGTATTCGGTTACGACCGCTCAGGCATCACAGGCGGAGCATTTACCAACTACGACGAAGGTACACCTGCAACAGGTCTTGCCGACATCACAGTAAATGACAAGTTGACAACTGCAGCCGTTAAGGACGCAGCATTGACACTTGCATCAAAGAACATCCCTCGCCTTGGTGAGACCTATGTTCAGTTCATTCACCCAAAGCAGTCACGTGACATTCGTTCGAACCCAGAGTTCATCGAAGTTACAAAGTACGCTGCTCCAGGAAACTTCATGCTCGGTGAAATCGGTCGTTTGTACGACGTAGTATTCATCGAAACAACACAGGTCAAGAAGTTGACAGGTGGACAGGCTTACTCACAGGCTGCAAACGTTGGTGCTGTTACAGACCAAACAAGCGTTCCTGTAAAGGCTAACACTGGCCCAGGTACTGGTGGAAACCCTGAAAACGCAGGTGCTTCTGCTACATCAGGTACACCAGGTGTTGACACTTATGAGTCAATCATGATTGGTGACAACGCATTCGGTCACGCTATTTCTCTTCCAGTTGAACTCCGTGATGGTGGCGTTCTCGACTTCGGTCGTGAGCATGCACTTGCATGGTACGCAATCTGGGGTCTTGGCGTTATCACAGACCAAGCAATCGTTAAGGTCTACACCGCTTAATTTTAAGCGTCGGTTGGATAGGCCCCATACTCCTTCTTTGGGGCCTATCCACCACAATAAATTAAAACTATTTTAGGAGAACAGATATCGTGGCAAACACACCAACAAGTCCGCTTGATGCAACAGGCAAAGCAGCGGAAAAAGCACAAAAGAGTAGAACAGAGGAATTGCGTAAGCGTCAAGAGGAAATCTCTATCGCTAATGCATTAGAAGCAGAATCATTGGAACGAGATGTCTTTGACCCAAAGCATCCAGACAAACCAATTGTTCTAGACGAAATCGAAGAAGTAGGCGTATCACTGGCTAACGACAAAGTCGTTATTCGTACAA